TGTTTCCCCCTACCTTGATAAGTCTTTTTAGGTATGGTTTCTACATAATCACCACCAGAGAGAGATTTTCGAACTGGCATTAGTTTTCCTCCTCTAAATTTAAGTCTTTCATTACCTTGTCAGAGATCGCCATTAGGTTAGTCACGTGTTTAATGTTTTCTATAGAATGCATTAGATCAGCAATGTGCTTACTTACATAAGGTTCTTCTGATCTTGCTGAGAAGGCAAGAGCATTTCTTAGTGATGCTAATGCCTCATCCAATGAGTCTTGTACTTGTTTTGATAGTGTCATGAGAGGCTCCCTAGATTACCCTTGTTTTTTCATGACCCACTCTGATACGAGGGTCACACCATATATCTAACCCTTGATCAATTGCATCTAAGCAGAATGAAACATCCTCACCACACATATCTTGTACTGCACCTGATTC